TGATTTAGATCGTCTTCGTATTTTTCGAATATATTTAATTGGACCTGTGTTGCGACTTTGTTAAATTCGTCAGGTGTCATATACCCTCTTTGTTGTTGATTAAGGATTAACAAAACAGTTTTGTATACTGTATCTACGTTTATTGCCATTCTAGTATATTATTTATAATATAAGGCGGCGTGAACCGCCCTATATCAGTATTACATGTTAAGAGATTTTCTTCTCTATTGTTTTATAAACCTCTACACCTTCATCTGTTTTAAACCACGCAGCTAATGCTGAGTATGGATTTTCATCAAATGGCACTGTCATAAGTTTACGTTTATTAGAACCAAAAGTAAAACTTCTTTGATCTTGCGATAATTGTATAATACCAACTTCTGTTGCTTTTATACCAAAGTTTCTTAACATAACATTATCATCTTTTGCTAATTCAATAAATAACTTAGGATTCTTTTTAGCAAATAATAATATATCTCTTTTTAGTTCTTTAGATGATAACTCTGAAACCGAGCTCCCTATTTCAACTCTCATAATAGCCTCTATCTGTTCTATATCCATATCCTTTGCTGCATTTAATGCCATAATTTCTAATTGTAAATCAACTAGTTCATTTTGTGCTACAGCTTGAGGTTTTAATTCTGCATATCTTCCATTTAAATCTGGATGATATAAAGATAAAAGTTTTTGTAAGGCTTGATATTCTTGAGGAACATGCAAAGAACCATCTTTAAACATAATATGTTTTAAAGTAACTTCTCCTTTTTGCTCATCAGCAAATGGGGAAGATTGATTAGTTGCATATCTTAAAGCTCTTTGCTCTTTTTTTATTGGATCAAAATACAATAACGGATACTTTTCCGTATGTCTTGATTTTAATGTAAAAGTTAAAGGCTCTTTATCTCCTAGTAAAAAATAGTGTCTATCTTTTATTTCCCAGTCGTTTTTTTCAACTGAGGTTTTCTTTGGTTGTGATGGTTTTTGAACCTTAGGTTCTTCCATTACAACATCTGTGTTTTCTTTTGTTTTTGACATAATATAATATAATTAAATAGTTAAAAAAATAAAGGGCAAGGCGCCGAAGCGCCTTTTCCTTTAAATATAATTAAGCTGTGAATAATACGAAATTATTTCTAGCTTGAGTACAAAGACATCTTTCTGATAAGAAATTTACCTCCATAGCATCTAAGTTAGAAGTTTGTGCTCCGCCAACTGAACCAGTTAACCAAGACTTCATTCTTCTATCATCTGCTTGAGAAGCTCTATATCTTACATGCAAGAAAGGTCGTCTAATGTTTGTTCCCAGTAACTGATCGTATACTGTAGAAGTACCAGCTGGTACTAATACACCATCAATGTTGTCACCACTAACAAAATTAGTAGAACCACCTCTTGTAGAAGCGTCATTTAGGTATTTCCAAGAAGTTTTGTAGAAGTCATATGAACCTCTTCTAAAACCAGAGAAACCTAAGTTAAGCGCCATATCTTCAGAGTTTTCGAATACACCATAAGATGTACCACCTGCTCCATAAGAGTTTTGTTGCGCTAACATGTTATCAAATAATAACTCAGTTTTTCTGTCTAAGAAAAGCATATTTTCTTCAATAGCCCCTTGAGAATCTAAATTCTCTAATACAGCATCGAAATCCTGTAAAGAACCAGCGTAACCAGAAAGTACATTACCACCATTATTAATAGCAGCAAATAGACCTTCAGTACCTATTTGACCAGCACCTGCTCCAGTAGCAAAGCTAAGACCAGCAGTACCAGAAATTGTTCCTGCTTGTACAGCATTAGCTAATTCACCTTCAATCATTGCCATCTCTAAGTAATCTTCAAATCTCATTCTAGTTTCACCTTCAGCTTTTAGATACCATAAGTATCCAGAAGTTCCATCTTCAGTAGCAACTTCAACCCATCCTATCTGAGCAGTATCAGATCCACTAACAGCGTATCTGTCTCTGATAATAATTGGTTTGTTACTAAATGTAGATAATTGTGGTTGGATAGATTGACCAGAAGTTCCCGTAGCAGGACCAGTAGATCCTTTTCCAAATTCAGAACCATATACAAATACTTTTAAGCCAGTCAAAGCGACAGCTGTAGCATTTACATTAACTCTAGTATAAGGTAATACGTCAAAATTCTGAGCACCACCTGCTCCACCTGCACCTGCAGCACCTGTAGCAACTACAATAGCTTTTACAGTTAATGCTGGATTAGCTGGATCCATAATTACAACAGTCATATTAACGAATACTGTGTTAACAACACCTGCTGGTAAACTAATTCTGTTACCTGCATTTGCTCCAACAGCAGTACAACCTGCGTTATCATAACCTATGTGTAATCTATTTTGCTCAGACCAAACTACTTGGTCAGACATCATTGGCATTTCAGCGCCAACCATTCTTAAGAAGCCACCTAACGTTCTGTTTCCATAACGCTCTACCTCGGCTTCATAAATTTCCGGTAGATATTGTTGTGCGAAGTCGTTTCCTCCACCACTATTAAAATTTAAGTAATTGCTTACTAAAGTTTGAGTAGTTTGCGAAGGTATTAAACTCCCATATTGAGGACTTAATACACCCATAATTGTTTAATTTTAATTGTTAAATTTACTTTGTTTAATTTTCAATCTTGAACTATCTACACCGTCTATAGCGCGAACTTTAAGTCCACCAACAAAAATATCACCAGCTGTTTGACGAGCTTCTGTTGTAGGATTTTTAGATCCATCAACTACGGTTTTAATTCCATCAGATTTTCCTTGTTCGTAAAAATGATTTACTATTCTATCTATATTTTGTGCAGCATACATAGCCTTATGATAACCTCTCGTATCTTTAACATTTCCTTCTTTATCTAAGAACTTCTCGACGAAGTTATTTAAATTAGATTGATTCTCTGCAACAGCACCTGGGTCTTTAACACCATATCTAAATTTCTTTTCACCAACTTCGAAATCAAAACCTTTGAATTCATTAGAAAAAAGTTGTTTAGTATTGTTGATAAACTTGGAATGCTTTTGCTCAGCTATTTCTTGTTCATTATTATAACGGTTAAAAAACTCTGTAGCTTTTTGCTGCTCTTGCGTTACGCCGGGCCTCAACTTGATTTCGTCGTAATATTTTTGCTTTAAGCTTTCTAAATGACTACGTGCTTCTGCAACCGCTTCTTTTTTAGCGAGTTTCCTTTTTTTGACGTCTCGCTCTTCGTCAACTTCCGTATCATAACTAAAAGTTTCTTCCATAATGAAATCAACTTCTTCGCTATTTAAATGCGGTTTAGTATTTTTATAATATTCTTTTAATAAAACATCTTCATTTACGTCAGAATAATCTGCATTTAATCTTACGTAATCTTGGACTGTACCCCCGGTTTCCTTCATAAAGTCTACCAATTTTTCAATATTATCTGGTAAATCTGTTACTTTAGGTGATACTTCATCCACAATTGTTTGTGGTTCTATTATAGACTTTTCGGTTTCTTGAATTTCTTCAATAGGCGATTCGGATTCTTGTACTTGCACATCTTTCGTTGTATCGCTGACCCGTACTTCTCCGTCCACTCCTTTGCTATCTCCGGCTCGTTCGTCCATAGGTATCTCCTTTGTTTCTCCGATTGGAATGGCATCTTCTTCTTTTGTTTTAGTTAAATCTACCTTAGTTGGTTCCTCAATTTTAACATTAGGATCCTTTGCAAGATCAACCTTTACAGGTTCTTCTTTAGTAGCATTAAATTTTTTGATTTTAGGTTTGGATTTCATTTTCATATCCCCACCTTCTGACTTAACCTCTTTGGTTACTTCAGGATTTGTTTTTGTTTCTGACATAATATAATAATATAAAATTAATTAATAGCCGGAGGCATTTGCCCTGGGCTCGTATTCTCAAAATTAGTAGGCATTAAATTGTTCTTTCTTTGATCAATCATTTCACTTTGCTGTGTGCCTTCCATTTTTGTTCTTTTATCTTTACGATCTTCTATTCTAGTTTCTTTTTCCTGCATTGCTTCAACTTCTATACGTTTTAATTCCATATCGTATTGATGTTGAATTTCCATTTCTTGTTGCTTTATTTGTGAAGCTGTTTGTAATTTTTGAATCTCCATTTGAGCTTTAGCTTGTTCAAATTGAACTTCCGAAGCCGTAAGTGCTTGTTGTTTTTGCATCTCTGCCTCTGCTCTAGCTTGGTCCGCAGCAACTTTAGCTTGTTCTGCAGCTTGGGCTACTTGCTTCTCATGTTCTTGCTGAGCTTCTTGTTTCTTTTTTCGAGCTTGTTTTAAAACATCATTAGCTAATTTAAGATTTTTTATCCTTCTAATATCAATAGCATCTTCTAAATCAATACCACCTTGTTGTAAAGCCATTTGAATATTTTGTTCTAACAATGCTTGTTCTTCTTCTTCGGGTTCTAATTCTAAATAAATACCAAAATCATGTAAAGGTAAATTTTGTATTTCTGCTAATGTACCTACATTGTAAGTAGATATAGAACTCTTAAGAGAATTTAAAGTTAATGGGTATTGTAAAGAATCTGCAATCTTTAATGAGATATTTTCACAAGTTCTTACTGTTAACCATAAACTTGCCTGCATAACGTGTCTAGTTGCAGTATTAGAAGCATTAACAGCCATTTTTTGTAAACCAACTAATGTATCTTGTTCTGGCATACTACCATCTCTTGCTTCATTAAGTCCGGTCACATCTCTTATTAATTGTAAATAATATTGATAAGTTTGAATTAAACTTTGTACTTTACCTTGCCCACTAGATGTAGCAAGTTCTTGAATAGGAACTTTACCAGGATTCATATCTCCTTCTTGAGTAAGAGATCTACCCACTATCGAACCAGTTTGGAAATACATATTTAAAGCCTCTGCTGGATTATAATTTGTACCATTACCTAAATCAACTTCAGCTAAACCATCCATATCTAAAAATACACCATCTGGTACTAACCTAGATATAACTTGTTGTAATTTTAAATGAGTTAATTGAATCATATCAGCAAATCCGGTAATTCTACTTACAATAGAATCAATACGCCCTTTATACATTCTAGGGGCACAAAGAGTATAACTCATTTCTACTCTAGTAGTATCAGCCATAGGTCTTGTCATATTCTCGGCTAATTCCCATTGTATTAGTTCATTATTACCTAAAACTTTAACTCCTTTATAAAGTACTTCTATTTTTCTACTTACTTTTGAAAAATTATCATTTTTAGGAGGATTAAACTCATCAGTTTTTACTAAAGCTTTTTCTAATCCTGAATCTGTTTCTTTTATTTTAAATACCTGTGTATTATATGTTTTATATTCAAAAAACATAATTTGGATAGTATTTCTATCATATGTTTGCCATCCATATAATTGCTGATTATTATACCCCCTAGTTTGTTGAATTTTTTCTAATTGGTCTTCAGTTAAATATGGAAATTGTTTAGCTATTTCAGGAATAGTTAAACTTTTTACTTCCCCAACATAATATATATCTTCAAAATGTGGGTCTTCTGTATAAGAATATATTAAATTTGCAGGGTCCACATAGTCTAAAGTAACTCCATTAGCTTTATTCCAACTAGTTTTAGCACATCCTATTCCTAAAGTTACTAAATCATAATTAAATCTTTTCTTTATATTATCAAATCTATTTTTAGCTAAGGTATTATTAATAACTTCTTCTTCAGCAATTTCAACAGCTTCTTTATAAGATAATTGCATATGAAGATCTAATTCTTCTTTATTTTCAGGTAAATTAGTAGGGTCTGTTTGAAAATCATTAACCCCTAAAGTATTTTGAAGTTTTTGCAAATATGGTTTTGCCATCATATCTTGCAAAATAGCTGTGGCATAATCAGTTCTTTTTTTCAATGATACTGGATCTTGGGCATAAGCTTTTATTTCATAAAGTTTATTATTCATCCCATTAGCTACTATATCTACAAATTTAGAAATAACTGGTACAGGTTTCCAATCTAAATTAAGATAAGACATATCGCCATTAATAGCAAGTTCATCTTTATATTTTTGGACTGATTGTTCTCCACGTGCATATAAACGTAAAGAATGAAATCTATTATAAGAAG